TCAGAATTTACAACGTTTGTAAATGATATGTTAGATCCGCTTCTCCCGCTAATCTTGATTTTTTCTTGTTCGCTTGAGTTGTCGATATCTATAGACGCTCCTCGCTGATTTATCACTAATTTATTCGCATAGACCAAACTCATAAAGATATTTAAACTTTTAATTGTTTATCTCAAGACTCAAAGTTGTGAAGTCCTGTCGGTGATATCTGTTTTTCATTATCAGCATCAATCATACCCAAATTTGATCTTACAGATGGACCAACAACTCCAAAATAAACAGGGAAGTTCAGATCTCCTTCATAGTGGAATACCCAAACATTTGATCCAACTTCCGGAACACCGTTGACACCTTTTGATTTATTTACATGTTTTGAAGGTCTGTAGCAAAATGAGTAAGGATTACATTTCACTGAAAAATTATCTAGAGGTGTGTTGAATGCGTCACCCAACACAGTTCCTTCATTTTCATATAAGAAAGCTGGGGAGAATGATCCAGATTGAAGTGTTGGTGTTGTTGTGTCATTTACTTGAAAACCTTCTGGATAATTACAATCAGAAATAGTTGAGATTTCGCCATCTTTATAATATCTAAAATTTCCAGATTCTCCAAATAATGGAGAGCATTGTTCTGCCCATGGAATCAATTTTGCAATTTCTTCAAACATCTTGGTATCATTCCAAGAATCTGTTTTGTTATTTTTACCCGGAGCATTTAAATTAAATGTATCATACTTTTCAAACCATTCATCATATGGTTGATTTGTGAGTTCTGGTATGTATACTTTAACTCTATTAGTGTTCAAGGGATCGTTATTTTTGACAACGATTCCACGGTAGAATCCATTATCTACTCTTGAATATTCTACACCACTTCCTGAGCCTCTGATAAACATATTTTAGTTAATTCTTAAAACTCGATACCACTCTAGATTTCCGGTGACATAACTACTATCCATTGTCACCGTATTGTCAGTTAAAGGATCATATACTAGAATATAATTTCGTTCTTGAGTATTAAATGTTCCATATGCCACCACAGCATGTCCCGATTCATCCAATGTGCCTTTGCGATTATAATGATAAATGATCACTGGTTTATCCTCGTTTATAGAATTCACCACTGCATCAAAAGATATAGGTAATTCCTCAACGGAATAACCATACATAATTAGTGCAAGTTTGGCATCTATCTTTTGATTTTCGCAAGGTTTACCAGTCACTCTAGATACTATTTGACATTGTGTGGGTAAAGAATTGGTCTTTTGACTCATTAACATTCTGGCAGCAGCCGCAGCACACCATAAATCTTTCTCCTGTTTTTGTCCTACCATATTGGGAACAGCATATTGGTAATCACTCGATGATGGTTTTGGAACCTTTTTACAAGATACAATAGTCGCAAATAGTAGGACTATCATAAATAGTTTATTAAATTTATAGACTTCCATGTAATTATTTAATAAACAAAAAACCTCTAGAAATTAATCTAGAGGTTTTAAGTATGATGAAACAATAATACAATGAGAATGATTAGCGATAACCCAGAAGTCTCAAACGTCTATGGTTGGGGGTGGAGACTTGGGTAGTTTGGTCATAGGCGGATACTGGAGTGGTCGCAAGACTTGAAAGATACGTGAATACAGTATGCTGAGATAGATTATTAATTTGTAATTTATTCAGAGAGAATTTCTGACCACTGTATGATGTGTCAATTCTAAACACACTTCCATCAACAGTGAGTGTTGAAAGGACATTAGAAAGGGTTGTGTTAGCATTATAAGACAACCCAACATCATTAGTTGATAGTGAGATGATGTTGATACCGTTGGCTGACAGAGATGCTGCCTGTCCCGGTGTCATTGATTTTGCAGCAGATAGGACAGTGTTTGAGAATGTGTATGGCATATTATTATTTAGTAAACTTAGTTGGATTTGTCAACTTTTGTATAAAGCATCATAAATTCTGATCTATCCACCAATTCATCTTTGTGGATTTCTATTTCTTCATAATCACCATCTTCATTTGTAAATCCATAAATAATATATGGAGAGATTTCACAAGTCCAATTTCCTGATAATTTTCTTGTGGTTGCTTTAATCTCGACTTTTTCAAATTGAATTTCGTATTCTTTCATCATTTCCAGTTCTTTCTAAGTTCCTTGAATTCTTCGGTCTTTCCATAATTATCAACACCATATTTTTCAATCATAATTTGTTTATTTCTTTCTAATCCTTCCTCACTTACCATGTAGGTTTTGGTTCCATATTTTTCTAAACAAGTATTTACCCTTTTTGCGGTTTCTTCTTCATTATTTTCATATCTACATTTTGTGCTGCAAAAGAACCCAAATCTCTTACGAACCTTATCATATTTTGTATCATTACCACAAACACATTTTGGTTGTTCAGTAATGTCATTAAGAAAACAATACAAAAGCAATGGCATGGGGTTATGTAATTTATGATCAGTAATACTTTTGATTTCTTGAAGAATCTCACCCCCCAACAATTTGATAGTCACCTTATCTTTCATAAATCTGAGCGATCCCTCGTAATTAGTATTGATGTGATTTTGAATTTTATCCTTAATTTCTTGTTTGTTGTCCATACCAGTTATCGTATCATCTAAAAATAATTTGTCAAGAACTATTGACAAATCCAATACAGATGCTAAATATATTTATGCGAAAGATTAAAAACAATAATAAGGTTCCTGAATATTTATTATATGTTACGATTAATATGATTAACGGTAAGGTTTATGGTGGTAAGCATTACAAAGTTTCTAATAAAGTTTATAAAGGATCTGGAACACATTTGAAGAAAGCATTTAAGAAATACGGAAAGGAAAACTTCACGGTGAGATATTTTAAATTGAAAATTACAACACCTGAAAATTTAAACCGACTTGAAATTAAATTGATTCGTAGATTAGTTCGAAAATTTGGAAAAAATTGTTACAATATTCATAGGGGTGGAAGAGGTGGATATTATTTAGAGTATGCTGGAGATGAGAAATATAAAGAATTCAAAAAGAGTGTGAGTGAAGGTCTTTTTGATATGTATAAAGATCCAGAGAAATATAATAATTGGTATGAATCTTTAAGCAAAAGAAAAGATACGATTAGAAAAAGAATAGAGACAAACAATAAAACAGATAAAGAATTGAGAAAGGTAAAATTTATAAAAGATCATGGGAGATCTAAGGTTACATATAGATTGGTTTATCCTAATGGGACCGAAACCATTGAATCTAATTGTCTCAAGAATTTTGTGGAAAAATATCACACAGATGATTTTATATTTAGGAGGATTAGAAATAATGGATCATATATTTTTAAGAGGGTCACTAAATTGAGTAAACACCCATTCCCAAAAAATACTGTAATACACTATGTCTCAGAATATAGAACATTTGATGATTACAACAAATGAAAAAACCCGAAGGACTTTGACATCCTTCGGGTTTAATTTTAACTTTTCAGTTTAACGATACCATTAGAGATACACGCTGGTTGATCCGGGTGTAAATGCAACACCTAATCCCTTAACGATGATGAGATGATAGTAAAGATTCGCTCCAAAAATGTTATTAACGATACCATAACGGGTCATCAATCCTACTCTTGGGGTGAAGTTAACCGGATCGATGGCACGTTGCACCATGATCGGAATATAAGGACAGTAAATTATCCCAGTATCATAATACTCAGAACCCTTATAACCAAGCAGAGCATATTCAACACCAGCAGTATTGGCAGGAGTATAACCTCTGTTACCATATAGAGTTTGGTTTTGAACTTCAGTGCGAAGGTCACGATAGACAGTCCAACGACTTCCAACAGTTCCGATCTTAGCAACACCAACAGAGTTAGTATTGACAGTTCCGACGATTTCAAAGGTCTTGAAATCAGGAAGCATTTCTAGGATAGAACAAACGCGAGGAGTGGCGATAACAAAGTTAGCAGCACCTCTACGGTTACGAGCAGCCATACGACCAGACTCAATCAAGAGCTTTTGGTAGAAAGTAGCATTACGTTCAGCAGTCCAACGACCATCAGCAGAAACCGGACTCCAGAAGGAGAAACCAGCACCGTAGCCAGCGTTGAAAGCGGACTGAATCATACGCATGAGAACTTCACGGTCGATTTCAGCTTGGATTTCGTAGGACATTGCGTTGGTGAGTTCACCATCAATGTCAATACCTTGCATATTCTTGATGTCTTGTTCAAGCTCGATTGACCAGCGGGTAGCAAGTCTACGAGTTCCAGCTTCAACTGAAGTCTTTTCAAACTTCATTTCAATTTGTGGAATACGACCAGTAGCTTCATAGGACTCAAGCAATTGAGCAACACCACGATCTTGATCAGCAAATGCCCACTCGGAAGCGTTACCGGAAAGAGCACCACTTGAAACACCAGTGAAACGGGTGTCTAAGAGTTGATAACCAAGTTCAGTTGCGTTTAGACCAGCAGAACCAGTATAAGCACCACCACCCATACCACCAGCATTACCAGTTCCAGCGGTTCCATCAGTTCCAACACGATCAACAGTGTTGAGCAAGTCGGATTGATAAGCATAACGCAAAGCGAAAGCAAGACCAACTGGACCACCCATAGGTTGAACACCGCAGATCTCATGTGAGATAAGTTCTGGGAATGTTCTACGGATCATTGGGATCAGAATTTTAGGGAGACGACTATCACCAGCAGCATAGTTATCAGTATTACCATTCGGGCTGTTAGCAACCGAGGTAGCACCGAAGATGCCTTGGGAGTTGTTTGAGGATTCTTGGATACACCAGTTGTTTTGGTTTTCCAAGAGAACGGCAGTAACCCTCTTGACATGCTCGCTTTGGATAGCAGGCACAGACGAGGATTCGAAGTTAAGCACTTTTTCCCAACGCTTTACAGCTTGGTCAGTGCGCGATTTATTAGGATCTTCAATAGTTTTCATAATTTTTATTTGTTTGTAATCTACAATGCATTCAGGTCAGGATGACCTCATGTTAATAATTCTTTTCTATTTTTGAAAATGTTATCGGTTCCTTTCGAGTTCCGAAACAAAATCATCCATAGGATTATAAGTATTTATCTTTTCAGTCACAACTTTTTGAATTGGAGCGAAATCTGGCTTGAATTCTCTTTGAGAAACTGCTTCCTCTTTGAGAACTTTAAGTTTTTGTGTTTCTTGTTTATCAAATAAACGAAGGGTATAATCAAAGTTTTCTTCGATAAACTTAAGTGGTTTGTCGGCTAAAGTCTTTTTGATGAAATTCTTCTTAGCTTCTGGGAACTTGGAAGTCTTACTCTCGATAAGCATATCAACTTTGGTTTTCTCATTAGCTTCATAAAGTGCTTTGAATTGCTTTTTGAGTTCAGTATTTTCGGTTTTTAAAGTTTCGATTTGTGAATGACCATCTTCCATAGCACCACGAACGGATTCCTTCATCATAATAGAATCAACTGCCAAAACACCGCGAAGTCCTTCTAGGACAGTATAAGCATTTCTATTTTTTACAGCTTGTGCGAAGTCTTCTTTTGGAATAGACTCTTCGATATATTCATCAAGGAAATTACTTACTGATTCAACGATAGTCTTTTTAAAACCAACAGCTTCTTTTAGGGAATCCCTTTTGAACATGTTGGAAAGTTTGACGAGTTTGGAAGCATTGCCTTTGTCAACAGCCTCAACAACACGTTTCATTTTCTTAGCACGGTCTTTATCAAGAGTATCAATTAGAACTTCCAGCTTTTCGGCATAGACTTGATCCTGTTTTTCAAGAGCTTCATTTACTTTAGATTGAACTGCTTCTTCGATAACTGAAAGAGAATCTTCAGTTAGAATTTCTTGAACTTCTTCTGCGAACATGTTTTTGGTATCTTCCATATGATTATTTAGTTGTTATTAGAACAAAGGAGTATTTAACTCCTGAGCGATCTTGTTTTGAATTTTGAGAGCAATGGCATCATTCATGAATTTGTGGGCATCGGCATATCTTTTTTCAATCACAGCTTCAACAAAATCAGCAACAGCAGCATTTTCTTTAATACAGTTATTGACTTTTTTACCACCCTTCATTTTTGTTCCATCTTTTTTGTAACCTTTCCAACAAGATTTTTCTTCATCCTCTTCTCCTCTGATTTGTTTTGCTGTTCTCCGAGTAGGATTTTTTCCCGCTTCTTTGGCTGATTTTCTTGTCTGAAATTTATCTTCTTTTTTATTAAAGTGATCAGGTTTCATGGGGACAGTTCCCAGACCCTGTTCATCTTCTTCGCCTTTACGAATGGTATCTTTTTTCACTTTTTTTGTTTTATTTTGTTTTGTGATATTGCTCCCGATTGGCTTATCATCATATCTATCACCCAAATTTGCTGGTTTTCTTTTTCCTCTGACCGGAACATCCGAATCTTTAGCATTCCCAAATTTTCTTTTTTCTTGTTGAGATTTAGGGCTTCTAAGATATTTGTCGGTTTGCTTCTTAACTGTATTTGATTCCTTCACAACTTCCTCATCTTCTTCAAATTTATTAGTTCTATTATAGGAACCTGCGCCTTTGGCTGGCTTTTCTACTTTGGTAGCTGGAGCGAACTTCTTACGTTGTTTAACTTTGGGTCCGTCAATAACTGCCTTGCCTGATTTTTTCATTTGTTTTGAAATTGATTGTTCATCTTCCTCCCCCGCTTTTTTTTTAGATTTACCAGCTTTTGAATAAGCAATTGCAACTGCTTGTTTCTGGGGTTTACCAGCTTTAATTTCTGTGGCAATATTCTTAGAAATTGTTTTTTGAGATGATCCTTTTTTGAGTGGCATAATAATTATATTTAATGAAGGTTTGAAATAAACTTTGTAATTTGCTCACGAAGATAAATATCGAGTTGTTTTTTCGGAAGTTTTGAAATGGATTTTTCAAATCCATCATAAAGTTCTTCATATTTATTATCATCTTTGAGAATCCACTCACGACCTTCCATGATACCATTGACAAAAGCTTTGGTATGACTAGGATCAGCTACTGTATCAATTGCAACGAGATGCATATTTTCAACCAAATTATAATCGCTCTGTTCTCTTATAGATCCCAATGCTCTAGTTGACATACCCACACGAACTCCGTCATTTATAAGTGCTCTTAAAATTTGTCCGCATGGAGTTGATAGAACTTTAGCTTTTCCATAATAACCATCTTCAATTTCTCTAAGTTCAGTAACTAAGTGACAAGCTCTTTCAAGATTAACATCAGCACTAGCAGGATGATTTAATTCTCCCATAGCTCTACCCGGAGTAACCATTTCATTTACATAACGATTCACTTCTTTCCGAGTGTTATCAAAATCATAGTATCGTCCATTACGATTTTTACTATTACAACCAATCATCGGACCAGCTACATATAATGTAGATTGGTTATTTAATTTACTTTGTTCTTCAATGATTTCGAAATCATCCAATGTATCAGGATTTTCGGCAATCAACTTAAGTTTCAATGACATGAATATATTTAATGTATATTATTTAAAAAAGATGATTAACACGCTCAAAACCATTCTTTTTCGAATACCCAAGCAATAAAAATTCCATATTATTCTTTTTACAGAACTCATCAGCGAATAACCACTTGGATGAATTATTACAAAACTTCAATTGTTCATAAATCAAAGTGGTCTTTTTCTTCTTTGATTTTGGATCAGGTTTGACAGTTTCTTTCAAATCTTTAATTTCAATAACATATTTTTTTATAGTATTACCCTCTTTAATTTTCAAATAAGCGTCTGTGTAATACTTTCGATTACATTTTTTCACACTGTCCCAATATGGTATGATAAGACCTTCACTGACCCACTCCAGAATATTATCATTATTATCAACCCAATTAAAAAATTTCAATTCAATACCAGATCGATATATCGGGACTTCTTTTCCAATATACTTCGAAGGATTTTTTAAACGATAATACCCCTGACGAAATTTTGGATTTTTATTTAAGCCAAGTGACATTATTCCAAACTAATAATTTCCTCTTCGACTATTTGAGGTATGATAATAGGTTCTTCAATAATAGGTTCTTCTACTACAGGTTCTACTACTACCAATGGAACAACAGAGAACACACCATTACTATCAATACTTAATTCTTTCTTTGCACCAATTTGTGCAATCGCACTTAATCCACGATCCACAAGAAGTTCATTAAATGCTGTCGCATACTTTTCATGTGCTGCGAAGATTGCTTGAACCTTTTCAACACCGTGAAAGTTTAGAACTTCTTCCAGTTCATTGTCAGGTAATGACCAGAAAGCATTCAATGATTGATTAAGATCTTCAGCACTAGCTTTGGTTCTTGTATCAATACGGTTTAAAGGTGCCTCAATGTTTTCGAGGTTCTGCTGTAGTTTTGTTTTTGTGTTTATAATTAACATAATATTTTATAGGTTAGATTGATGTTGGTGTTAATAATCCAGCATCATTTATAGTTATTCTCCATCTTGCTCCGTTTGGAGATTTTAGGATAATACCTTTGGTCGAATCAGTGATTTCAATATCACCCGTTGAACTTAAACCACCAAAAGTTGGAGTTTGTGCGACACCAAGACCCAAAGCATTTCTATGCGTTGTTACAGCAGCAGCATTGTAGGTGAATGTTGCGGCAGCACCATAAGTAGAATCTCCAGTGAGATCAACACCTCCAACGTAAAGTTTTCTAAATCTTGTTGCAGATTTGCCTAAATCTACTGTATTATTAGATGTTACACCGTTAATAATTGGCGTAAGGTTATCAGTGTTGGGGCTACATAAACCAACTAATGTTGAATTTGCACCACATTGAAAATATCCACCTACTGTTGCATTATACCCAATAACAGAAGAATAGGTTGCACCTCCTGCTGTTACAGCTCCAGTTGCACTTATATTCCCAACTACAGTAAGTGCTTCTGATGGTAAAATTGTTCCAATACCAACATTACCAACTGTATTAATATGAAATCTATCTTGTAATACTTGGGCAGAACTTGCTACCTGAATTGTGAAATAACTGTTAAGGTAAGAAGTTCCATAAGAAGTTTTAATCTTAGCGTAATCAAAAATAGATCCAGACGAAGAACGCCAAACAATTTCATTAACCTGCGCGGATGAACCAGTGCTTTGCTCAAATACTAAATTTCTATTAGTTATGCTATTAGGGGCATCAATTACAAGTTTACCTGTTGGGTTTGCTACACCAATACCAACATTACCGCTACTTAGAATTGTCATCCTTGTAGCATTATTTGTTTGAAACAACATGCTTCTTTGTGGACCTGACAATGGAAGTGTTTCAGCACCAATTACAAAATTATTATTAGAATCAAACTTAAATGTAGCACGTTCTGCTGATGTTGCAGATGTGTATGTGTTGTAAAGGTTGAAGGTTTGTGATGTTGTACCAGAACGTTGGTCAAGTGTTCCTGATAAACTACGAATTAATGATACATCATTATTTGCAAGTGAACCTGAATTAAGCAAACCGAATCCAATACCACCTCCAACATATAATCTATTATCATTTGTCGAATTATTTGTAAATATTCCAGAATACCAATTTCCAGCAGAACCACCTACAATATTGACTGAATAACCTTCATTAGATCCAATAAACATAGGTCCACCCGTTGCCAATACTTTCTTAGTGTAAGGCATGGTCAAGTTTCCATTTCCCGAGAAATTAACTTCACCTGTGCTTAGTAATGACATTCTTGTAGCACTATTTGTTTGAAACAACATGCTACGTTGTGGACCTGATAATGGTAGTGTCTCAGCACCAATTACAAAATCATTATTAACAAACTTAAATGTTGCACGTTCTGCGGATGTTGCCGAAGTGTAAGTGTTATAGAGTCTAAATTCTTGAGCGTTTAAACCGTTACGTTGTGCTAATGTATTCGCTAGATCTCTCGATAATGATAAGTCAGCCGCGTTATCTAAGTTGCCAGTTGATGACCACTGAAAAGATTCAACATCCGAAATTCTAGCATATCCCCCAGAACCTTGTTGGACTTTGAGAGCAGCAGTACTAACACTTGTACCTCCAATATACTGAGGTGTGAAAGACGTATTAGGACTTAGAAAGTTTGAAAAGATGTTTCCAGTAGCACTTATATTTCCAACTACAGTAAGTTTTTCTGGTGAAGTTGTTGTTCCAATACCAACATTACCACTACTTAGAATACTCATCCTTGTAGCACTTCCAGTTTGAAACAACATGCTTCTTTGTGGACCTGACAATGGCAGTGTTTCAGCACCAATAACAAAATCATTATTAACAAACTTAAATGTAGCACGTTCTGCTGATGTTGCAGATGTGTAAGTGTTGTAAAGGTTGAAGGTTTGTGATGTTAAACCGTTACGTTGTGCCATGATATCATTAGCATCTGCTGTAAAGGAAGGACTGTTATTTCCCAACCCGGCGCGAATGATGGAAGCTCTTAAATCACCATTCGAATATAATCCTGCGGCATACTGATTATTGTATGATCCAAGATAAAGAATTGAATTTGACATCAATCCATTAGTAGTGGTAATTAGTCCATTTTTGTCAACTTTAAACTTACTACTTCCACCAACCTGTAAATCCATTAATAATGATGAAGCATTACTAGATAAGTCAGTTACCTTTACCGAAAAAGCGGTTGGTGTTAAATTAGTATTCCAAGTTTGGTTTACAATTAAAGCAGAACCACTTAACCCAGCACCACCAGCAAGAGTAGTATCTGTGATTTCTAATTTAGCTGTTGGTGTTATTGTCCCAATACCAACATTACCAGAACTCAATATAGACATTCTTGTAACACCATTTGTCTCAAAATTTAATGCATACGCATCATTGGTTCCGATTGTTAATGCAGCAGCATTAGTATTACCACCTCTATAAACCAAGTTTCCAGATCCTACACTATTAAATGTGGGACTATTACCTGTTCCAAGACCCAAAGCGGTTCTGTGCGTTAAAGCAGAAGGTCCAGAATATGTAAATGTTGTATCAACACCAAAAGCAGAATCACCACCAACACTTAATGAATTACCTGCTATAAGTCCAGCAGACTCTATATTACCTTGAGTAGAAACATCTCCATTACCAGTAACAGTAAATCTTGTATTAGCATCTATATCATCTACCTCTAATGCAATATTTGAAGAATATCCAACAGGTTGAAGCCTTGAAAATTTTCCATAAATATTACCTGTTGATGCATCAATATCATTATATACTAAGATGTTAGTTGCGATCATAGCATTACTACCTAAATTTAAATTAGTAGTAGCACCCGTATAAGGAACATACTCAGATAATAAAACATTTGTTGGAAGAGGTAGCAAAATACGAACAGGAGTTTCACCACCGTATTCAAAATCATACGTTGGATTTCCTCCACCAACAACGCGTTGTGCATAAAATTCAACAACGATTCTATCAGTTGCAACCCAATCACCAAAATTAGCTACAAGCGAAGTTGAAAACTGTGCATATACTGCATTTGTAGATGGTAATGTATTATCACTAATGCCAATTAGAGTTAGTGTTCCACTAGAACTTCTTTTGTATACATGGAAATGAAAAGTTGCAGAAGAACTACTAGATCCAGCGGTTTTACGAATGTTACCCAAAACTGTAACATTAATAACTCCCGGATGACCTACAATTATTCCAGCGGCGGATGCCAAGGTTCCTACTAATTTTTCATCAGCATTAATTGATCCGGTTGAAATATCAACAGCAGGTTGATCATAATCAGGATCAGTTAGTGAAGCAACTAATTTGTATGTTGCACTAAGATCTGATACAGCAGTTGTAGGATATAAAATAACATTAGAATTTAATGATTCTGATGTAAGATATTGAGTATCATCAAGAGATCCATCACCTTTAACAAACTGTGAAGAAAGACCGTTTAGTGTTACAAAAGAATTTGCAGTTACACTACCTGTCATAGTTCCCCCAGATAGTGGGAGATATGCACCAGTTGCACCACCTCCCCCACCAGAGAACAATGTAGCAAGATCAACACCACCACTCAATATTCGAGAGGTTACATTCAAATCGCCATTCATAGTTCCACCATCAGCAAACTGCATAGCGACGGTTCCAGAACCGCCACCACCATATACGGTGATATACTTTCGAAGATCTACCTTATAATTTTCAAACTTATCATGGATAATCTTATCATACTCTTTCTTTAGCTTATCAATACTTACAACTTCCGGGTCTTTTTTACCCATTGCTTCAACAAGATATTCGACAGGAGACTCTTCTTTGGTTCTTCTAATTTCTTCAATTAGATTATCACGACTCTCTTCAATAAGACCGATAAAATATTGTCTGGTTTTATCATTTAAATCAAAAGCTTGTGTCTCAAGTAACTCTACTCGTTGAGTATAATAATCGGAAATTTCTTGAGCTGATTGATCAATTTTTTTATCAATCTCTTCTGAAAAAGTTTCAAATTCTTTAGAAACCTTACCAACCCTAGACAAAGCCTTGCTTAATCCTTTGTTGATGTTATCATTCAGTTCGACATTTAATTTCTGTATGTTCTGAACTTCTTCATTTATACTTTCGATTAAAGTTTTATCTGCCTTTGATGCAAGAGTCTCGTCAAGTTTGTTATATAGCTCAGTTTCAATTTCGGAAACTTTTTCCACAATATCAGTAGAAATCGATTTAAGTTCCGAATCAACTTTAGGAATTACAATCGATTTATAAAGTTCCTTGATTACTTCTTTTACATTTTTGTCAAAATGTTTGGATGATTCATCAAAATTATTGGAGAGGGATCTTTTAAGATCTTCTGATATGATACTTATCCGATTATCAATTTTTTCAGATAATTTGGATTCTGAATCATTTGAGAAATCGAATAAGTCATCCTTGATTTTCTTTGAAATATTCAAGAAGTCCTCAACCAATCCAGATCTTGCGTCATCCAGAGTTTTTTCTAAAAGTTTGTTATCTCTTTTGATAACCTTATTAGCTTCTTTAATTTTCTCATCTTTGACAAAATTAGCATATTCGAGAGCTTCCTTTTTAGATTGTGCAATTTCTTCTAAAATCTCAGACCTTTTATCATTTTGATATTGAATAGTTGGAGTTTGTTCAATTATAACCACCTCCTTCGTTTCCTCCACAACAGGAACGATAATTTTTTCTTTAATCAGATCGACATCTCCGTCCAGAGAAAGTGTATCTAAGGTATTATTTTCATTGAAAATAATCTCTTGCTTTCCTTTGACTAAAACAAAGGGGAAGAATACTTCTTGATCCTCTACTAAAACAGGAACAGAAACCACTGGAGATCCCTTATATTCAGAGATTTTTTCCAGTGGGTATTTGTTGCCGTTAATCTGAACTTCAAAAACATCATAAAAAATTTCCTCAAACGATTCGGTTTGTAAGATGTTTAGAAAGCCATTCGTAGAGGTGTGGTTAACCTTTTCTGAAAAAACTTGCATGTTAATCTATTTAATGTCAACGCTTTTTAAGTCAATAAAATTAATACATTCCCATTGTCATCATAGGAGGTGTTGAGCCGTAACCACCTTCAATCAGCAATTCTTCAAGTCTTAACTTATCAGCATTACCTTCTTGAAGGACATCGGAACCGTTCAAATTACCACCACCAAGAAGCTGAACACCAGACACCTTAGTGAGTATTCTTGCCCACATTATTTTTGATAATGCCGTCGCATACTCCAACACCCATTTTTCTTTCACCACATCTCTAAATGGTCTTTCCACATAACATTCCAATATTCCATAGAAATGTGTTCCTGTTTTTGGTTGTGGAAAAAATCTTAGATATTGGGTTCTTGGGTCGAATGAAAAATCTCTTCGAGTAGCCAAAACTTTTTCTCTTGTGTCGATCCAATCTTTAGTGGTGTGCCAAGATAATAAATCGAACCCAAATGATCCCATGTTTAAACTGTTTAATTGTTGAGCCATCAAACTTTCAGTCGTAAAGAGTGATGTGAATCCATTACTGGAACCCTCCTCGAAGTTCACAACATCAATAACTTTTCTGTAATCCATGATATCATAATCAAACATGTTATTGATTTGTGTGACACCTGTGACATCTTCGCAAGACATAGTGAATGATTTCTGAGGGGATTGTAAAAATAGTCTACGCAATCCAGAATTAAATGCTGTCAATTCTGAAAATGATGTCTGATCTAGAATCTGCATTTTTGTGATTCCGACTTCTGGGACTGCGGAACTCAAAGAAGATGATGAGATAAAATAACTTTGAGGAATTTCAGACAATGAAATATATAAGTTTCCACGAAACTCAATATTAGTATCAGCGTTTGGATCTTGTGGTTGTGTAAGTTTTTGACTCAATGTAAAATTAGTATTAGCGACCGTATACAAATGATCAAGCCTCAATCCTTTATGCGGTTCATAAATTTTACTATCGAATATAATATATTCTTTCGTATATCCCGAATAGACTGTGAAAAATTCACAAGCCATTGAAATTGCATCATATAATTGATCAGGGTGTAATTCAACATTGATCATCGGATGTCCCAACATTCTCAAAATTCTTTGACCCAATCCTTGAATACATTCAATATGTGAATTCAGGTTAGTGTTTTGAAAAGCAGAAATTGGTTGAATTACACAAAGCTGAGACATATCAATATTTAGATGTTAAATAATTGTTGTGGCACTCACCGACAATAATGGAACTCAATATTACAGAAAACCCACTGGAGTCGCATCAGTGTCCCCAAATTTGAGTTCTAATAACGGAACTTCTTATTATTGGTTATCGAGTAATGATTTCATTCTTTGGGGTCAACCCACAAGATATGTAGCACCTTCTGCAAATAATGGTCCCACGAAATATTATTTTTACACATGCTCGGTGAGTTCTGATGCAGGTCTTTCATTATCCGCAAATAATGGAACCAAATATTATTACTCTTCCGCATTTAATTGCATCAGTTTTTGATTGATTATTAAATATTATAATGACCATATTCTCCGTTTTACCTCCTATAGAAAATGTAGAACAGATATTAAAACATATTGGAGTTATATTAGGATATGTGGCAGCTATAGTGGTCCCAACCATTGGTGCATGTAGTTGGATTTTCAAAAAAATAACGGATCAACAGACCGATAAATTAATAGAGGCTAATACCAATTCTGTCCAAAAATTAATAGCTAAACAATTAACAAAAGCGACCCAAGATCTAAATCCAGAAGATTATTATACACTAGATTTAAAATTTCCTGATGGAAATTTCCTACATGTTCCAATGATACCCAATGTGGCATTATGTTTTTTAGAAAATGTATCGATGACGGTCATCAGTCATACAAAAAATAGCACAAAATTATCACTGGTTTGTAATGGATTTGGAAATTTTCCAGAACATTGCCATGAATCAACTTCCGAAGAAGTTAGAATTGAAGAGGGTTATATGACTTGTCTAAAAACCGGGAAAAGATACATCGCTGGTGATGTTTGGATTTTGGAACCCGGAGAATTTCACGGCGCGATGATGCATGACTGTGTTGCGATTATTACACACAGACCACCATTGATGAAAGCTTCACAAAGACCAGTCAATGTTCTGGCAATGAATAATATTTTCAAATGAACTTTATAATTTAAACTGGAGGTTCCTCACCCACTGCTGGCTGTTCTGGTGGGACTCCCGCATTGGGGGGCATGTCTTCCCCGCCTATAGCTGCCTCCCCCCCTCCGAATTCGGGTGGTAGACCACCACCACTTGGAATTCCTCCAGACGGTATTTCATCTCCACCGACTGGCTGTCCCGCATTTGCTTGGGCCAATAAAATATTTTTATAATCTGGGCCATTTGCCAACACCATTTGAAGTTCCCACTCACAAGCAGCATCGCTCTTTCTCAATGCGCGGTTAGCCAGAATTTCCTTATCATTCCAATTTAAATATTTCTTCATCGCAAAGCTTTCGGAAATCTTACCACTTCCAATAGCATTGCTAAATGTTCCCATCTTCATTTCGGTCTTCTGATTATTTCGCATTTCTGCAAAATTTGAAGGTTCGTTGAACACAATAGAAATATTCTGTTCAGTTAACTCATTCTCGTCAAACATATGACGAAGTTTCAAATGTGTAACGAATCCTCTCTTCAAACCAGAAGCGAATCTCTTCTGGTGTCTCTTAACCATCACCGAAAATTTTAATTCTTCTCTAAGAATATCAGTCCCATCTCTGAAAGAATCTTCAGGGTCTAAACGAGAAGCTGGAACTTTAAGAGATCTATAAAGTTTTTTAATGAAGAACATCAAGTCGGCAAGTTCTCCAAGACCCGGAGTCCCACCAATTTCACTGACAGTAGTCGCTTCTTGTCCTTGTCTCTTAGCAAACCAATAACTATCTAGAGTTGATTGAGGACTATACTTTTTGACAATATCATTTTGGTCAACATCAAATGTTTTTGTGGACCAATATTGTTGCTGTAATTTACGAAGATATGCTTCGGCTTGGGGAACGGGGAGACGACCCACATCAACGTTGAACACAAATCTCAAGGGTGCATGCACCATTCTATGAATGACAATCGCGTCTTCAATCATGCTCAACTGCCTATAAGCTCTACGACAATTCTCAACAAATGGAATTACATAATCTTTAGAATCATTATAAGCACCACTGCTAATATAAACAATTTGATTTTCTTCAAATGGAATTGGTTCATATTTTTCAATTTTCTTAGGATCATTGGCATCAAAAATTGGTTTCTGGTATAAGAAACCCTTGACTAACATGTTCTGGATGTTACCATAAACAGGATCAATCACATCAGAAGGAATGTTGATTACGCCGAGAACTCCTTCGTTGGTGTATTCATCATGAATAATTTGTTCGAAGAATAATTCCCCCTCAATTAAGTATTGTCGAAAATATTGCCACCCATTATTGTGCAGATCATAATGCTCAATATATTTTGACCATTCTTTTTGAAGATCATCTTTCTTGTCAGATTCCAAATCAACGTTTTTAAATTTAAGAATTACAACTTCGTCATTTTCGTCAGGATTAATTGTCTCGTCACAAATCTCATCAAGAGCATCAGCAACCTCTGAGAACCCTGCCATCATTCTATAATCTCTGATGCGTGCTGGCTTATCTTCATTAGCCGTAGCATACATGACATCAGTGAAGGATTTATCCCTTTCAATTGAAGAGAAAGCTGTATTGTTGTAATCATTATTAAGACTTACAGAGTTCTTGGAAAGAGCTTCTGGTCTACGCATTCCGACCTTTTGGAAATACTTATATTTCGTATTTTTCGATTCGGCAGTATCTACCACATTATAGTTATAGGGAAGTTTACCCCTTAAATTTTGAGATAATGAACCTTCATAACCCTTTGGTTTTGATGAATCGCCTGAAGAACCCGAAAATGCCATAATGATATTTAAGCATGATTCGTCAGATTACAATTACATTGTTCTCAATTTTAGCCCAAGCTGCACTATTTGCTGTCACAAATGTAAAATTCCCTGAACTCAGGTAATTTGAACTCAAATTTATTGACACAATGTTATCATTATAAGTTGTGACCAATCCGTCAGGAATTCTATATGCTGAGATTGTGGTGGATTTTGCCGTGTCAATCTCTTTCAAAGTTAAGGTTGATCCGAAATTACCAGAAAGATACCAATAATTATTGAAATCAAATCTCTTTCCATAGAAAGTGAATAAGTGATCAATATGAGAGTTGATTGTCAGATCTTCTGTAATCGGTATTCCTTTATAGAAAGTATTTGTAAATTCTGGATAAGCAGAAATGGCCAAATAGTCTGTAGGGTATTCATTGGCAGAAAGTGTCGGATAGTCGTAGGTGTAAATCTCTGCCCCTGTGTCAACAGCATAAAAATTTGGTCTTACGACATAAATTGGTGCAACATTTTGTGTTGCTGATGGGAATATCCAACCTTTGACATTGAACGAAGTATTTGCAACGATCTTATATTTATCCTGCTTATCAATATTGGTCGGATTCTCATAAGAGATATCTCCAGACCAAGTTACTTCAGTTCTCAATTCATCAATAAAATCCAATCCAAATTCTTCTGGAACCTTCCAAGAAATTACCAGATATGGATTCATATAGCATATGATATTGTTTGCTATCTGATCAGCATCTTCTTTATAAGCGCAAATAAAAGATATCTCCAAGTCATAAGATACAGGAATCGGTGATGGAATTTTGGAAATATTATTAGACCCAATATGCTGTCTATGAATATTTTGATCTTTAAACTGAACCCTTGATGAATCCCTCTTAATATTCTTTTGTTCAATTGAACATGCAGGTAATGTAATATTCTTAGCCTGATCTACAATATCATAAAGAACTCTTTGCTTAGGTCCAAAGACATATCGAACCTTGATCTTTTCTTTCTTCTGCCCATCCTTGGTGAATCTCCAGACAAAACAATCATCAAATGCCGCAACCACTTGTGTGAGTGTCGAAATCGTCTCTTTATGATAGGAATATTTTACCACTAATCTTATTTAAGAAGCTCAGGATTTTCGAAGATATTTCCGATAATTTCAATTTCACCATATTGCCCCCATAAATCGACAATCCTAAATCCGGGATGATTATCCTCATGTGGTTCCGTCTGACGAACCAATACAATATTAGAACTATTTCTTTTTAAACAATCTTCATCTGAAGGTTTTGCATATTTGATGTAATCACCTTCATAGATATCTTTTTCATTCTTATCTTTCAGACCAGTATATTGTTGAATAACTGTATATTCCTTTTTTGAATCATACAGATGACCAAGGATTCCATCATCACTAAAAACCTCTAATAATGATGGTTGATCCCATCTATTCTTTGTTTTATCCCAAACTCTAAATTTAATCTCTCTCATAATTTAAATTATATCACATAGCAAACTGAGGGGTTAAAAGCTTCACATGCTAAGAGAAAGCTTTTAAAAGAATCCAATTTTTCTAGTCTCGAATGAATCTTTGACGCTTGTCGGAGCATTGTTAAAAATTTCACTCAATGTGATATCTTCATTGATATCTACATCAACCCCCACAAATTTAGCTAATTCTCTGCCTTCTTCTATTGTTAATTTTCTAAAAAGATGCTCAAAATGTAGCCGACCTTTCCTCAACAATGCAGGGTCTATTTTACCAATATCACAATTAATTGTGCAGATACACTTGATCTCCAAAACATCTTTCAATAGACCCGAACACATACCTAATAGGTTTTGAGTTGCCGCATTTCTATTTTCCGAAAGAATCTCTTCGGCATCTTCAATCACAATTAAAGAATTTTTATTTTCGATCATGTATGTGATGAATCCGGGAGTAGAAATCATCGCCAACATTGAAGGTGGAACATAAATGATATCTTTTTCACACTTTTCGAATAAATGTTTTAGGTATTCGGATTTTCCAGTTCCGGGAGGTCCGTGAATAATCATTAAATTATCGGTATCATCATCTATTACAAATTCTAACATTTTTTCATGCGGAAACCCCTTCCCATAGTATTTCTCAAAGTCATTATTCTTGATGGTTGTTGGTTTAAATGTTGCCCTTTGATTGTATAACCCTTCTGGTCCTTGAGCAATCATGTAAAAATTGTTTTCTTTTTTCGGCTTCTTGAAAATTTCTTTAAACAGAAAATGTAAAATGTCTTCAACCCTCTTCTTATTTTTCTCATGATGGTAGAACGAAATTTCCACATTTTTAGTATGATGTATATCTGAAAACTTGAACAATTCTAAGTCCAGTTTGGTCGGTGATGATGCAACAATCACAATCTTACTATCATCATCAACAAATGTTAGTTGACCATTAATGGATTTAACCAAAATGAAACCAATCTCAGATAATTTAAAAATCTTATTATCAAAGTTCACATCATCAAAATCATAAGATCTGAATGGAGTCTTGAAATATTTTTCAAAATCATCAGGATGAAATCCTAAACGAACATCCAAAACCATATCTTCCTCAAGCCATACACCATCATTGATGATGTCATCGATTATTTTTTTATTATATTTCATTAAAATTATTGTATTCTGTCGATAAAGTATTTCGGCAACTTGCTCTTATTACGGAGTATAGCATCAAAAATGCTCCCGTCAAGGATGTAAGTCACACATTCATCCTTTTCATCTCGGACACATCGACCACAAGCCTGAACCAAAGTGGCAAGCATCTTATTAGAATACCAAGCTTTGTCGATCTTCATCATCTTTTCCACTCTGGTTTCTTTTGTTGGTAGCCAAGGTGCCTTCAACATGACAGTAAACCTTCCAAGATCACCCTTCAAATCCACTCCATAAGTCATACTAGGACTCACCAGAACGGTTGGTTCACTACTCCGCTCATGAGTATCCAGAAGTTCTTCATTACGCACCCCAGCTTCTCTACAGAGTAGACGATCAGACTTCACGTTATTCCTGATATAGTCGGCAATGTATTGTGTATGGGTGTGGATGATTCCTTTTTCATCTGGATGTTCATCCAAAATTTCCTTAACTTGTTTTGCCAATTTTGGAAGCATCTCTTTCATATTAGCAAAATTAATCTTTTGTTTTGCCATGATGTGAATCGGAGACTTCAAAGGATCAAATGACGAATCAACTGAAATATATTCATAATCTTTGATTCCCAAATTCTTACAGAAATTCGGAGGATCGATAATCGTTGCAGACATAATGATTACATGATCAGCATAATCAAAGATATACCTCGAAAGTTTGTCAACTTTAAGAGGAATGAATTTGATGATCTTATCAATTCTCTCAATAAGATATTCAGATTCATCAAATGTGTCAATGAGAATTGCGAGTTTACCTTGAAGGTTTAGAACTTTGGTGTATTCTGAACGCTTTTTAGAGTTTTCAATCTTATCCTTAGAATTTTTAAAGAATTCCAAATAATACTCAACCTTTTCAGATACTCCTCTCATCAATCCTGACAACCATTCAAGAACTTTCTTGGGTGTTTCTTGAGAAGGAAATGATGTCATCTCCACATCAAGCTTAACAAGCATTGGAATATCAATTTCACACGTAAATTGACTCACCAATTGCTCTTCCAATTCGGAACCTTCATCACACACAATAAATTTTCTCTTCTTCAAATGATTTGGTAATGAGAAGAACATACTATAATTCAGAGCAGAAAACTTACTCTTGAGCATATTATTTCTTTGATTGTAATAGGGGCATTTATTAGCTTTCCAACAATCATTCTTAAGACCCTTCACATAAAGACAAGGAGCAATATCAACAGTGACCTCTTCGTCAACCTTGCATTGATAATTCCCCTGACCCTTCAAAATACCAGTATCGTCGAAAGTATTCTTATACTGATCTTGGAGAGCTTTGGTGATTGTTAAAGCGTAACAACCAAATGCTGGTTCGTTTGCAACCAAGTCTGGACCATCTTCGGTAAAGATTTTATAATCATCCACAATACTTTTAAAGTAATCCGAAGGATCGGAAGCATAATTCGCCATTGTCTTTGGCAGAAATGATTTACCCGCGCCAGTTGGAGCATGAATGACAATAAATTTTTTCTTATCATCTACCGCTTTCTCAAGCTGTTTCAAAATCGATACTTGATTTTTATTAGGTGTGTAATTTTCGGGGAAGTTGATTAGAAGTTGACTCATTTACCGGATCATACCCCCCAATTTCAAAAAATCAAGCCGAAAGTGTCATGACATACAAGAAATTATCGTGGAGCTTGGATGCTTCTGACTTGTTTATGCACTTGAGTTTCCAATAAATCTCCTCAGTTCTTGGGATAAATGCGGATAAAGCGTAATTAAAAAGATATCCCTCTGGAATTTTTGTAATTCGAAATGGATAGGGTAATTCAAATTCTTTCATATCGTCACCGTTTTCCACATTAAATTTAATGTGGAATTGTTTGGTGTTGTAAACCTTGATCTTTCCCTTTCTTAAAGATTTACCATCCAGTTGAAAATCAACTGTTTTCAACATAAGTGCCTTAAGATCATTTTCGAGATTTATCATCGACAGTATTTAAAATGAATTTCTTAAAAATCAATAGTCCATATATTGGAGCTTATCTGTTGCATCCATATGCAACAAAACTTCATTATAATATTTCCAGAATTCATCATTTGTCGGAGTTTTTCTCAACAAGTAACACGCCTCCATCGAAACATTTCTAAAGTCTTGCATGAATATATCCCACACAACGAGCATATTGTATTTCCTCTCATCAATCCTTGGACCTCTCGGTGGTGCATAGTTCAGTGATAGTTTTCCATTTTGTGAATTCAAAAGATCTTCACTTTTGGTGCAAATCATTTGACGGGTCA